TCGAGAATCTTCTCGGCGGTCGCGTACAGGTCTACGTCGGTCATGGAGTTCGCGAGCTTGTCGTTCAGCACGTCGAGCTGTGCCTGCTCGGCCTCCATGCGCTCGCGAATGCCCTCGGCCTTCTGAACGATGTCGAGCTCGCGGCGCGCCGCGTCTTGCCGGCCTTGCTGGGCCACCTGATCCCGGCGCGTGTCGCCCTGCACGAGCAACTGCGTGCTCAACTCGGCTTCGCACAGGTGGGCTTTCTCTCGCAGCTCCGCAAGTTGGGCTTTCACTTCGTGTTCTTCGGCAGTCGCGGCATCATTGATCCCCTTGGCCACGTCGTCACCGACGGTGCTGCCGCACAGGGGACACACCCGGTCGCCGTGCACGGCTACGCGGTGGATGTTGTGCAGCTTCGCAACCAGCACCGCTTCGGAGCTGCGTAGGTTTTGGGCCGACGACCGCAGATCGCCCACCTTGTCGTCGCACTCCGTGATGCGCTGTTGCAGGGCGTCTATGCGCGCGGTGGCGTCGTCGATGATCGCGGTGAGCTCCTCTTTCGAGCGGGCCGACTTGGACGCGCTGTACACGTTGTTGAGCGTCTCCAGGCGACCGCGAATCTCGGCGATCTTGTTCGCCGTGTCTTCGCGTACCCGGTCTGCTGCCTTGCGGAACGTGCGGGACTTCACCAGGGCGTCGTCGTAGACGCTCAGCCCGAGAAGCCCCTCCAAGACGTGCTTTCGCACCGTGTCGCTTGCGCGCGTGAACATCGCCGCGTCGCTGGGCTCGATGATGTGCGTCGTGCGCCACGCGTCGTGTGACCCGAACGCCGTCGCTGCCGCCTCGTTCATCTTCGTAGCGGTGTCGAACAGCGACGTACTGCCGTGCCGGTACAACTGCCCCGACGTACGCGAGCCCGCGCGTTGTCTGTGCACCATCGAGCCGTCGTGTGTGTGCAGCTCGATGGTGCCCTTGTCCGCCCACAGCGACCCGGTGCGAAACACACCCTCGCCCCACACGGCGTGGGAGACGGATTCGATCAACGTACTCTTGCCGTACCCGTTGCGGCCCGTCACGAGCACGAGGCCCGTTTGTGGGAACGCCACGTTGGCGCGCGAGCCGATGCCGCAGAACCCTTCGATGCTCAGGTCACTGATCTTCATTGGTCATCGCCTTCACGGTTGTGGACGCCAGCTTTTGCACGATGCGGTACAGCACGACGAGCTGGCGCCCGCTCAGGGTGTTGGTGGCCTTGAACCCTGCCGCCATCTTGCGGTTGTGCTGGTTCTTGGCTGAGTCAACGAAGGTCACCTCCCATTCGGAGAGCGCCGCGAGGTTGGCGGTGACTGCCCCGAACATGAAGTCGATCATCTCCTCGGTTGTGTTCATCTCAGCCCACGCCGGGTCCGTCGGAGTGTTCGACCCCGGCGTGAACACCGACCCGCGCTGTGGCTTGAACGTCGCTGCGGGCTTCGCCAATTTGGCGTCGTGCGCTGCCAGCTTTTCGAGTGCTTCACGCATCTGCGCGAAGCGCTGATCGTTACTCACGCTTCACCAACTCTTTCAAGGTTTTCATCAAGCGCTTGCGCGGCACGTTCGTCGGGATGTCGGTCTGCACGACGTAGTCAAACAGGTGGTCGTCTTCTTCCGCTTGCGTGACCGACACCGACTTGACGCTCACGTCTTTCGGCATGGTTGGGTCCACGACGAGCACCACACCGCGGGTGAGTGCTTCGAGCGCCGGCCGGTACTTCTCTGCTTCGTCCCGTACGCGGCGTTGGTCGCCAGCGACACACCGCAGCCTGACGTACAGGTTGGTCACGAGGTTGTACCGACCGGCTTTCTGCGCGAGTACGCCGACGAGCGCCGCCGCGAAGTCGGGCACAGGTGCGCCGCTCGGTACGTCCACGCGGACGAACCGCGGCGCGGGTACGAAGTGCCGCGACCGCGTACCCTCTTCGTGGTCAACGACGAGCAACTGGCCGTAGTTCAGCAGGTCGTTGGCGTTGTCGAACCCCGTTGGGCACAGCGCGCCAACCTGCTCGACCCACGGCGAGCCTTCGATGCTCTCGGCGTCGTGCCAGTTTCCCAACACGACGCCGCCCCACCCCTTGAGCACTTCGCGGAACGCACTCGCGGAGAGCGCCTCCGCAGAGTCACGGCTCCACGGCGGTGTGCCGTCGGTGATGACTCCCAAGTGCGTAGCCAGGATGTACGCGTTCCCGCGGGCCGCCGCGGCGCCCCTCACGGCGGCGAGGGTTTCGCTCTGCGTTGCCAACGCGGGGAACCCGAGGCACCGCACACCTCGCGGGGTGTCTACCGTCTGCCCAGGCGGGGCGTACCGACACCGAGGCAGCATCTTCGCGAGCACCGCCGCCGGGCTGTCGGTTGCTTGCGACGACGCGATTTCGTGGTTGCCCGCCAACAAGACCACGTCGCCCATGAACGTGCTGAATGCCGCGCGTGCGGCCATGTAAAACGGCGCAGAAGGCGACGGCACGTCGAACAGGTCACCGCACACGACGAGCTCAGCGGCTTTGTGGTATTGCGCGACCCCCACCGCGGCACTCAACACGCCCAACACCTCTTGCGCCCGCATGTTCAACAGCGGCGACTTGGTGTGGGCGACGAGACTGTGCGGAGGCTGCGGTGCGCTGTGGTTGCCGATGTGCACGTCTGCGATGAAGGCAGTTCTCACTGGAGCGTCTCCACCGGGGGCAAGAGCACGCACTTCGCCGGCATGGGCGTGGCTCCGAGCAGCTCGTACGTCATGGTGTCGGTGCACCCGCTGTAGATCAGCAGGTTGCCGTCGCGCGTCTTGAGCAGCGCGTAGTGCCGGTGTTGGTCAGTCTTCGTCGTCGTCTGAACCTGCGCTCTGAGCATCATCGTCGCCTTCCCATCGTTCTTGGTCAGCAAACCCACGAGCCTTCTCCAGAGCGTTCTTATCGCGCCCATTCACCAGCCCTTGCGCCTTGAAGTGATCGACCAACGACCAATCGAGGTCGTAGCCCTTTTTGAACAGCCACCGCACGCGTGTCTTGCGGTAGGCGGGGGCCCACCGCGACTTCACGCCCGAGATGGTGACCATCTTGCCGATGGCGTTGTCGGACTCGCCGGCCTTGATGGCTTTTCCGCCGTACAGGCGCAGTCGGATCGACGCGAAATACTTGAGCGTGCGCCCACCCGGCGTGGTGGTGTTGTCGCCGTACATCACGCCGATCTTTTCGCGCAGCTGGTTAATCACCATCCAGTGTGCGTTCTTTTTCACACACAGGCTCAGAGCCGCCGGCACTCCTTGGGAGAGCATTCTGGCTCGGTCGGCAACCACCTTGTCGCCCGCTTGCCCGTCGAGAGCCGACGCCGTAGGCGACCCCGAGAGCGAGTCCCACACGAGCAGCACGGGGGCCCCGTTGTCTTCGAGTGCCCGCAGGAATTCGAGCTGCTGGTTGATCGCTTCCTCGAAAGTGTACGGGTCCATGAGCAGCATCGCGCTCTCGTCCACGCCGAACGACTTGGCGCGGGCGCTGTCGAACGCGTGCTCGCTGTCGCACCACCCGACGACTGCGCCGGCCCGTTGTGCGCTCGCGGCAACCGCGTACGCGAAGGAAGTCTTGCCGTCGCCCTCGCCGCCGTAGATTTCGCTGATGCGTCGTGTCGGCAGGCCACCGCATCCGATGACGTACTCGTCCAGTACGGGCAGCCCCGTGGGGAGCACCGTGGTAATCTTCGAGCGCGTGGTGGTTTGCGACGCCACCGATACGCTCTCTTGACCGAATTTCTTGGCGAGCGCCTTCTGCACTTTCAGCAGGCGCGCGTTTGCGTCCGACATGGGTACCTCTAAACGAAGAGAGCGCCTTGCGGCGCCCTGTGGGACCGGCCGCGGGAGTCGAACCCGCACCGTACACGCTGCTTGCGGAAGCGCGTACAGGTGACCGCACACCGTTACGGGAGACACGGCCGCAGGCGACCGTGTCTGATGGGTCACTCGTCGTTCAAGTACGACGAGGCGCGCTTGCCGGGGAGCTGCTGCGCGCCACCCCCGCCGCCGAGCTGGCGGTTCTGCGGCTTCTCACCGCGGAGCATCCCCTCGATGGTGGGCGCGTCGTGAACCTTGACGAAGCTGTCGAGGTTGGGCATCGAACCCAGCAGCTCAGCCATCTCGGCTTCGCTCGACGCGAGCGGCGACTTGCCCCTCGGGTCGGGGATCACGCGGTAGCGGGTGTCGGTGGGCCCCGTGCCCTTGCGCGAGATGACGATGTCGCACCCGTCGATCGGGTGGCTGAAATTCATGTCCAGCTCGTTGCGAATCTCCAGCAGGGCTTGGTGCACGGAGTAGCTCATGCGGAACACCCGCACGCCCTGCTCCTCTTCGCCGCGCACGATCACGAGAGCCGACGTGGTGGAGCGCGGCTCCAAGTCCTTCGCCGCGTTGATCTTGGTCGAGTCGTCGCTCGCCTCCCACCGCGCCTTGAGCGTGCAGAGCGGGCAGGGCCGCTTCATCTCCATGCGCGGGCACACGAACACGCAGTCCGCGACGCCGGGGATGCCCTTCACGAAGTGCTGGTAGTAGACCCGAAACGGGCTCTTCTTCCCAGGCGCGGGCGGGAGGAACCGCATCACGGTCTTGCCCACCGGCAGCTTGCTGATGAACTGCGAGGGCTTCTTCGCCAGCTCTACGTCCTTGGCAGCGCTCGCGTCGTCGTAGTCCGAGAAAAGCCCGTCCAGTGCGTTCGTCATGTTCACTCACCACTCCAGTTGTGTTTGTCAGTCTGCCTCGGCTTGCCGCTCGGCAGCCGAATGGCCGGGTCGCCGTTTGCCTGGGCCCGCATGTACGCGCCCAGGCTGATGAGCATGTCTTTCTTCGCGATGACCGCGTCGAGGTCAATCTTCGCGCGGAGCTTGTCGGCCTCCGCTTCGATGACCTTTTCGCGCAGCGCTTGCCACTCCGCGCTGCCACGCATTCTAGCGGCAACCGTGTCGTTCGTCACACGTTCACCCATCATGCTTCTTGCTTCACGAATGGTCAGGCTCGTACGAGCCTCGTACACCTCCAGTTTCAGCTCCAGCTCGTTGAGCGCTTCGCACGCCTCTGCGAAGATTTGCCCGAAGTAGGCCAAGTCGCCAGGGAGCCGCATGAACTCCAGGTCGATCTGGTCGGGGTTGATGCTGTGCTGCGGTTTCTTCACAGGCGTTTCGTGTCTTGTGCGGCGCGTTGAAAAGGTTTCACCCCGGTAGGTGGTACTCGGTCATGCTGCCCCAGCTCTTGCCCACCTTCATGTCAACGCCCAGCGGAAACCCGTTCGTGTTGTGCCCGAGCATCACTTCGCGCATGATCTTGGCGGCGAGCGGTAGCTGGTCTTCGCGCACGTTGACCATCACCGAGTCATGCACGGTGTTCACCAGCTGCGCGTCGAGGTTGTCCTTGCGGAAGCGGGCAACGATCGGAAACAAGCTGGCGGTGACGATGTCCGCGGCGAGCCCCTGGACCGGGGTGTTCACCGCGGCGTTCTCCGCGTTGATGCGCGCGCCGAAGCCTTCGTCGGTCATGTCGTTGATCGCAGGCAGCGGGCGCCACCGCGCCCGCTCGTGACCGTTCCACCATGTATACGCGCCACCGTCCCTGCGGGCCGACGCCAGACACCGCTCGCAGAACTCTGCGAGTTTCTTGAACCGCCCGAGCACCGCTTTGCGGATGCGCGCGGCTTCCGCCACGGTGATGTTGAGCTGCTTGGCGAGCCCGCGGTCGGTCTTGCCGTACACCAGCCCGAAGGTCACGGTCTTCGAGCGTGCCCGCTGCTCCTTCGTTACTGCGGCCAGCGGGACGCCGTACACAATCGCCGCCGTGCCGCGGTGAATATCCTCGTTGTTCTTATAACATTCGAGGATCACCGGGTCGCCCGAGAGCATCCCAGCGATACGCAGCTCTTGCTGGCTCATGTCCACTTCGAGGAGTACGCAGCCTGGGTCTGCGACGAAGATGTCACGAGCCATCTTGCCGAACGCCGGCCGCCCAGGCGTATCTCGGTCGGGGCTCGGCACGTTCTGCATGTTGGGGTTCTGGCTGGACAACCTGCCGGTACCAGCCCCGTCGAGCAGCGTGCTCGGATGGATGCGCGGCCCGTTGGGCCCCACACGGATGTGCTTCTTCATGCCCTCGGCGTAGGTGCCGAGCAGCTTTTCGAGCTCGCGGAAAGCGAGCACGTCTTTGGGAAGCGGGTGCTTGGTCTTCTCCGCGAGTTCGAGCAACACCTCTTCGCCGGTCGCGCGGCCCCCCGAGGGTGTTTCTGCGAGCACAGGCAGCCCGAGCTTGTCGTAGAGGAGCTCCGCGAGCTGCTTCGGACTCGCGAAGTTCACGCCGGGGTAGTGGTTGAGCCGAGACTGCACTACGGCGATCTCGGACTTCAAGAACTGCGTGAAGATGTCTAGCGCCGCGGTGTCCACACGGATACCCGTCGCCTCCATCTCGACCAGCGCGGAGATAGCAGGCCGCACGATCTCGTTCGCGACCGCCATACGCCCCTCCGACAACTCGCGGTTGGACATGTCGAAGCGGTCTGCGTTGAGCTTGTCGAGCCAGTAGGTGCTCATCGCGTCGAGCGCGTTGTACCGCGCACGGACACGCCACGGAATGTACGCCTGCGCGTACGCTTCGGTGTCGGCGCCCTGCTGGATGTCTTCGAGATGCTCGGGGTCCACCTCGGACTCGTCGAGGTACTTGAGCGTGGGCGGCTTACGCGGCTTGCCGCTCTTGGTCAGAGCTCGCTTCGGCGCCGAAGCGAGCGCGTTCAGGTCGTGCTTGACCACGTCGATCGCCGCCCGCGCCTCTTCCTTGTGGCCGCCGAAGCCGACCATCTCTGCGCAGGTCGCGAGGTCACCCACCGAGTCTGCGTGCAGCAGCTTGTGGTCGAGGCGCGTGTCGCGAAGCGGGTGCCCGAAGCAGTGCACGTTGAGCCACGTCCGCAGCGCGAGTAGGTCGTACTTGATGTTGTGGCCGACTTTGCAGACGGCGTGGTTCTCCAACAGCGCCTTCAAGTCACTACGAACGCGATGGTCGCTCAGCACATCGCGGCCGTAGGTGACCGCGTTACTGTCGTTCACAGCGAACGACAGCTCCTCGACGTAGAACGTCGGGGTATGCAGCCGGCCGACCGTCTCCGTGTCGAGCACGAGTGCGTCCGCCTTTTTAAGAACACCGAGCACGCGTAGATGATCTTCGTACGACTGGACGAAGGTTGTCGCGAGCCGGCCGTGATGGATTGACCTAGCCACGTTCTGTGCCGTTTCGATCGCGTCCGCGATGCGCCACCGCGTCCGTGCCGGGTCTTTGCGCAGCACGCTCGCCGCGGGCAGGCAGATGACGGGAACGCGCTTGGCCCAAAACGCGTCGATCACGCTCACCGTGTTTGGCACGAGGTCTGCCGCGACTTTCCGACCGAGCACCGCGATGTGCGCCAGAGGGCCAACCGCGATGATGAGATGCACGGCGGCGGCACCCTGGGCGAGCGTCTCGTGAATATGCCCTCGGCAAGCTGTGACGTGCTCCGCAGTTACCTCGGCGTTACCAGGGGCGCAGTGCACGGCGTACATCGGCACGACACGGTGGGTGCTCGACGCACGGATGATCTCCACCAGCGTACGGTAGGTGGCGCTACTAAACGGGTCACCGCCTGCGTCCTCACCGCGAGTCGGCGCCTCGAACACCACAGCTACGGAAGGTGCGCCCTTCTCGGCTCCGCTGCTCATGCGCCGACCGAGAACGTAGTTGGCCAGAGGTGCGTACTTGGCCCCCGACGAGAGCTCGCACGCGGTACACCCGAGCCCCGAGCTCGGTGCAGGCACCCGGTTGTCCGTTGGGGAGGGCGTACCGTTTGGGTAGAGTGGGAGATGCTTCACAAGCCCTCGGGGACGGGTAGGCCCGCCTGCTGGTAGATGATGCGTGTAGTTCGCACGCGCATGGTGACCGCCACACGATGCAGGGGGTTCGTCGGGTGGCACAAGCCCGAACGAAAGCGACCCACCGCACCAACCCAGGTGCCGCACACTCGGTAGCTTGCAGCCATCGCACGCACGGCGTGCATGGGCGTACCTGCGGTGTGCCGGTGAAAGCGGTCGATGGGCGCACCCCAATTGCCGCCCTCACCGTGCGCGCAGCCCAGGTGCGTCTCGAAGAAGCCCGTCACCAGCGACAAGCCGGCGGGCACGCCGTACTCACGTTCACCCGCCTCTGCGACGGCGACGATCTGAGCGCGGTGCGCTTCGATGCACTCGCGGTACCGCATGTGCCGCCACAGCGACAAGAGCGCCACGAGAAGCTCTGCCCCGTTCACTCACCACCCCCGAGACGGGCGATGGCGTAGTTCACGAGCGCCGGGGGTACGGCAGACCCGTTGTTGATCTGTTGCAGAACGTACTTGGCGATCTCCGCGCCGCCCGTGAGCTTCTTCACGGTCAAGCGAAGCTCGTCCATCTCCCGCTCCATGTCTCGGAAACGCGCGTAAGCCACCGACGGGGACGCCGTGGCAACCGTAGGCTGCTCGGGCTCTCGCGGCGTGGTCACCGGCTTCTGCGTACGCGGCTTCGTGACGAGATCGAAGATGATCTGCCCGAGGTCCGCCTCCGGCGCTACGTCGGCCGTCTGGTCGCCGTAGTACGCGAGGAAGTGCACGTCGCTGCCCGCGGGGTACGGGCGCAGCTCCACCACGTTGTTGCCGGGAGTGGACACGGTGAACCCGTGCGGGCGCGCCGCCCACCAAGCACCGGGAATCGCCTGCGGGATGGTGTTGAGCATCCCCGACAGCATCGGGGACGCACCTACCCCGCGCAGTTTCAAGCCGCGTTGGCTAATCCACTCCATGCCAACGAACCACTTGCTGAGCAAGCCGCGCGGCCAGTGGGGCACGTCCAGCGCACTGAACCCGATCACGAAGTTGTCGTTGCGCGGAGCCGCAGGCACCCCACCGTTGCGGGTTGCTCGGCAGTATTTGTACACCGAGATAATGGTTGCCCTGGGCTGCTGAGACAGCGGGTTGAGAAACCCCCCACCGCACGCGTCGAACTTGTGCTTTGGCACACCGTCGCTTTCGTCTTCCTGCGTGGCGTAGTCCAGCCAGTTGCGGAACGACTTGGGCGTGTTTCCGCAGCGCTTGATCCCGGCGAGGTACTGAGCAATAGACAGCATTTCTTTTTAACCTCCTACGATCTTGTCGAAGTGTGCCTGCGCTTCTGCGAAGCGCAGCTTGGCGTGGGTCATGCGCGCGTCGGCCGCGCGCACGTTGGCTTGTGCAGAGCGGTACTGCGGTGCGCGGAACGTGTGCAGCTCGTTCGCACCACGCATGGCTTCGCGTACCTGCAACGCGTTGTTCTCTGCCGCGACAACCAGCTTACGAGCCGCGGCAAGGTCCGCGGCGGCTCGGAGTACACGAGCGACGTGGTCTTGTTCGACCAGCTTGCCGGTTGCGATCTGGTCTGCGATTTGAAAAAGATTCATTTTCCACCCTCGTTCTTACACGAAGTTCTTACAAGTTCTGGATCGCTTCGATCCGGCGCGCCGTCAGGGCCATGAGCTGCTTGTATCGGTGGATCGAGCGCTGCGCGATCACCGTGCTGCGGTTCTTGGCGATGCACTTCGCAAGATACCCCTGCGCGGTGGCCAGCCCCCGCTTGTACCGATCGAGCTTCTTCGTCGCACGGGCCAAGACGAACTTGCGCCCCTTCTCACTGCTCAGCAGCGCCATGTCGCCGCGCATGAACACCGGCACCTTGAGCAAGTCGCCCGAGTCTCGGATGACTTGGCGCGAGATGGCCCTGTATTCGCTGTCGTCGATGCCGTCTACCTCGGAGGTGACGGGCGAGGTCGCGGTATCCCACGCGCTGAACGTGTGCGTGATATCGCTCGCGCTGATTCCCAACGCGGCCACACCATCTTTCAGCTTCGCGAGCGCCGCCTCTTCGATCTGACGGACGCGCTCACGCCCGAGGTTCATGTACTTCGCGATCTCGTCGAGCGACGCGCCGTTGCGGTCGGCCACGTCGAGCGAGCATGTCTCCCACAGCATCCCTACGTCGAGGTCGCTGAAATTCAGCTTGATGGAGCCCACGCGCTGATTCACGTCGAGGTACAGGTGGTGCTTGCACGACACGAACGGGCACGGGCGCTGCGCGTTCGGCCCTTGCAGACAGTCGGCGCGCGTCTTGGGGCGCGCCCTGTCTACGCCGATCAAGCGCAGGTTCGCGAGGTTCATCTCGTGGCGCAACCGCTGCTTACCGATGCGCTTGATGTTCGTCGTACCCTTCTTCGGCCGGTTGCGCAGCAGGTTTTCCGGGGGCAGCAGCTTGTTGCTCACGGTGTCGCGACCTTTCTATCGTGCGGACGAATTGCGTAGTTGCCTCCCGCGACGATGCATCGTCTGCGGAGACGCTCGATGGCGACTTCGGGGAATCCCTCCAGCCCCAGGGCGACCTCCAGCTCGTGAACGTACTTCTCGTCGTAGAACGTGCGCTCGGCCACGCTGTCTACGATGTGGCCGTTCGAGAATCCCTGCGAAGGGACAGCGTTGACCGCGCGCAAGAGCGCCGCAATTTGTCTGGTGTAGGTGACCTGCGCCGCTAGATTCTGCCTACGCGTGTCTTCGCGGTCTGCGCGCTCTAGCTCCAGGCTGTGCTCCGCGTCTTCGACCTTGCGCTCCAAGGTCGCGATGACTTCTTCGTAGTTGGAGACGCTCCGCAACACGTCGTCACTACGGTTCGACGTGATGCAGGTCACGGGGCTCACCAGCGCCCCACCGACGAGGCTGGCGTAGTTCCGTGCGAGCTCCTGGGCGTTGTCGCCGTGAAACACGGCGATCGGTTCGCGGTCGGGGCGGTTGAACGGCCACACCCCGTAGCCGGCGTATGCTACGCCCACAGCGAGAGCTCCTTCGACGGGTAGACGTGCAACGCCTTCGGCCAGAAGGGGGGCTGGTGCATGATCTCCCCCATGAACTTCGGCACGAGCTGCACGAGCTGCGCCTCGGAGTAGAACTTCCGCGAGCGCTTGTACGCCTCGTACGGGTCTGCGATGCACGCGACGATGTGGGGGACCATCCCATCGAGCCGCGCGAGCATGATGTAGGGCGACACGTCTTCGTTGAAGATCAAAGACGAGTCCACGATCAGCACGTTTGGCGTCGCGTACCCACGCGATTCACGCATCACACTGTCCGCGTCTGCGAACATCCATGTGTCGAGCTCCAAAAGCTCGTCGGCCTGGAGTTTTCTGCCCGGCACCGACCGATTACGCCGCGCCGCCGCGTTGAGAAGGCTCGTGACGTACGCAACGCGACCATGAGCGAGGAGCTCTGAGCGCAGGTAGTCGGCCACCGCAGTCTTGCCGGCCCCCGGCAGCCCGCGGAGTATGACAATCTGCGGGTTGTCGCGCGTGGCGGTGTTGTTTACGAGCGTCTTCACCAATTCTTGTAGCATGTTTTCCCTCAACTGCTGATTATCTCGGACGTTTGGAGCGCATCGTAGAACGCCAAGGCGTTTTTTGTGCTCCGTGAGTACACGACGGTACGGCGGAACCAGCCCACACGCCCATTCTCCCCTCGCACGTTGTCGTGATTCACACGGATTTCGACGAACGAGACGCACGACGCACGCAGTGTTGCTACCGTCGTCAGCATCTTGCCGGGTATTGCCGAGTTCGCGTAGATCACTGGCTCTTTGAAAAGAAAGCCAGACGATTCACGGGTGTGTGACCAAGCACCGTGTACGCGGTCGGGTGTCTGTTTGGTATATTCTACCCGTGCGATGCTGCTCAGCCAGCACAAGCAGCAAGCCGGCGGCATCAAGTTTTGGCTGAGAGGGTACATTTCCAACGCGTCCGCCGCACCGCACTTAGCGCAACGCTTATCCAGCATTTGCGCTATGCCGATTCGTGGCGCGTATTCATCGTACCTCACAGGGCCATTCCCGTCATAACGAACAACGCCTCGATGAACTCGTGTGCTTTTCGTGCGACCCCGGTGTACAGGATCGTTGGAGCCTGCATTTCCTTCGGGATCGTCAGATTACGGTTCATGTAGCTGTTGTGCGTGAGCATCGACTCCATCACGAACGAGGAGTGCCGGTGGAAAAGCACTACGCGAATGCCCCCGCTCTTGTAGGTTTCCACACGCTTGAACGGGACCGTTTTCTCGCAGCGAGAATACTGCTCGCGGTCAACCCACACGTCCGACGGTTCGCAAGTCGGGCACAAGTCGAACGACCATCGCGCAGCACCACGAGCTCGCGCACTGAACATAACGCGCATGACGTTGTACGAGCGGTTGCACACTTGGCACGATCCGAGAGGGTATCCCGTGCTCAACAGTGAGTTCTCGTGCGATGCGTTGAATCGGCTTTCGTCAGACATGCATATTATGGAAAACCGCTGGTGGATGAATGTTCTCATGTCT